TCTACATCTTCTGCTTGATGATGAACTAATTCTTCATTGAAAGGTATTTTAGTTGCTAACTCTTTCTTAACAATCATAAACCCACCAGATTGATACATGCATAATGTCTGTGACCAATCATCATATGGTAATGATGCATACTGTGGAAAGAATGGTGAATCCCAGATAACCCAATCAGTGAAATGTCTTTTACCATTAATCAATAACTGTTGGCACGATGCAACATCCCAATCATCACCAAACTCAAGAAAGTTTGTATACCAATCTTTATCAAATACATAATAATCATGCATCAATACTACATTCTCATACTTTGCAGATTGAACTAATGTATTTTTCTTTCGTGTGATCCAACCTTCTTTTTCAGATTCATCAAAGTAAATGTATTTTACAGTATCAGTATCTTCATGTTTGGTTGGTCCAATACATAAAATTTCATAGTTAGGTATGTTTAGTGCTTCAATAGATTGAAAAACTTCATTCAACTGATCCATATTTTTATAGGTAGTTGTTATTCCAAATGTAAAATTCATACAAGCCTCATTATATCGTCAACGGTGTTTTTAATTAAATGGTTTAGCGTTACAAACTCGTGTGCATCATCTATCTGTTTCTTTCTGACACCTTTAAACTTCTGCATATACTCTACCAACTCATCATCATTGGTATAAGTAAATCCAAATTCTTTTAATACCTTTGCACCAGCAATCTCTCTTGATGCCCATGGTGTTCTATTCAACATAGATTCCAATAACACAAGACCAAACCCTTCTTTGTGTGAGTGCATAATATATAGATCGGCTTCACTGAGTGCAGATAATACTTCATTTCTATCTTCAATCATTAATGCCTTAACATTATCAGTATCATTAGGTTTGATTTGATGTCTATTATCATAACCTGTTAATACTAATGTTACATCTTTTCTATCTACTTTACCAAATGCTTCTACTAACTCATTCATTGCTTTGTTGGGCCAGTATCCACCACATGACAGAAACATATACTTAGTAGTGATTTCATACTTCTCACGAAAACCTTTTTGTCCTACTGATACTTTATCATCTATGCCATGTCTAATCTGAACTGATTTTCTCATTACAGATTTACGTTTAACATACTCCCAATCTTCTTGTGTTGAACAACCAAGATACTTAACATTTTGAATTGCTCTTTGATATACATTACTTTCAGATGGAACAATAAGCATAAACACAATTGGTGATGGTATCTTATTACAATTATTCAATACAAAATCTTGTAATCCAACATCACCACCATGAACAACAATTAAGTCCCACTTTTCTAATAGTATAGATGCTTCATTAGATACACGAACACCATTTAAATTACCTTGATGTTCACCTGCAAATACTGCAACTTCATGTCCACGACTTAATGTTTCATCTGCCATATCACGAACATAGTTTTCAGAACCACCAGGATATGGTGCATATCTATGAACAACATATAAAATCTTACTCATACTGTGCCTCTATTTCTCTACGCCATTCTGTTCTATCATATTGATGAACAATACAGAATTCTTTACCTGTGCTAGTTAAAACTTTACCGTTCTCAAACTTAGGACTTGGTTCTAATAGTTTAGGTCTAAATTCATCAATCTTTGATGGGTCTGCAGTAGTACCTAATTGACATGCCCATCCATCTTCAGATTTCATATAACGACTATATGAATTATCTTTGTATGGTAATTGTGATATCATAAAATTGAATGTTGATTGGTCACAAATAGGAATAGGTCTATTGATTGCGGCAGTAAAGATATTGATTGCAAGTGATTTCATTGCTTCATGTCTACCACCCAATACACCTACATTATAGATTTCATTATCTCTAAACTTCTCATGGATATATGGTCCATAAGTTTCTAATAGATTGTTATCGCCCCAAGGTTCATCTTTATACAAAATACTTTCAGATGCAAACAATAGATGTTGGCGTTGACCTAATTGTTCTTCTAAGAACTTTGATGGATTGGTTTGAAATATAACATCTTTAACATCGGTAGTAATTACATACCGATATTCATGTGTAGATAGATGTTCGTAGATGTGTAGGAATCGTTCTACATGAACAGGTAATTTTGATTGGTAAACTAGATTACCATCTTTATCTTGATTGAATCCTATGATGTTTACACCACAACTTGCAACTTGATATGCGGTTTTTGAATCACAATTCATTAAGATAAGGGCAATATCACCTTCAAATCCTGATCGTCTAATTGAAAGAACCCAATATTTAATTGTGTCCCATGTGTAATTGGTACTGCATCCTATAATCAAATCTTTCATTATAAACTCCCTCAAAAATTATGTAATATTACTGTCCTGGTGTATCTTTCTGGTAATTCTTTTTCAACTCATCTGACCCATCTTCACCCGCACCTGCTTTTGATTTAAACTCTTGCTTCTCTTTTATATATTCTTTAAAGGATAACACTATTTGCTCCAATTCTTTGCGGCAGTAAAGTTGTCATGTGAGAATTCTAATCTATCAATTAGTTTAACTGCACCACCTTTAAGTTTATCTACTGCAACAAAACCTTCAGGATTGGATATCTTGAATCCATCATCGGTACGAATAAATGTACCTGCAACTTGTTTAATCTCTCTTAACTTACGAACAATCATATTCTTTGCATCAACTAGTTTGTTCTGTAAATCAAATATTAATTTTAATTGTGCAATATTGGAACGATAGAATCTAAGCACCTCATTCTTCTCTGCAATCTTTCTTGTTTTAGTCTTTTCTAACTTTGCGGCAAGAATTTCTTTATTCTGTCTATCTTCTACCCATTTAATTAAATCTCTAGTATGTTGTGTTGTGTTTTTTATTTCTTGACCTTCACGAACTTTAGTATTATTAAATGTTTTGATTTGCATTAAGAATGTTTCACTGGTAGATATTCTATTCAATGTCAATGAATTAATTTGACTGAGTATTCTTTGTGCTTCAGATATATGTCCTGCTAATTCTAATGATTCTTGTTTAGTAAATGTTGCAGTACCAGAAGCATCAATGAAAGATGCATCACGATACCAAACATCTTTAGATGCCTTTAAGTTACCAATATCAATATTGAAAGATGATTTCATATCTGCTAGTGTATCACCACCAGAATATGCAGTATGAAATACAATTCCCATCTGTGATGCAAGAACTGTCTTTGCTAATTTAGAATCTTCAGGTATTGCATAGACTAAAGTATTAGGTTGAAATGTAATATACTTTTCACCATTGATAGTTTCTTTTTTGATATCATCTTTGGTAAACATCATATCACCTTGAAGAATACCATCAATGTTTAATTTCTTGAGGTATTTCAATGCAATCTTTAATTTTATATTGAGACCTTCACCCGGATGATTTTTATCTATATCTGCATTTGTATAGTTTAGTTTAGGATTGTTTGCGAATACACCTTTAGTACCAACAAAGAACTTATTGTTTTCTGGATTGACACCACAGATGATTGCGGGTGCACCATCCCATTTAGTAGTTACATTCACTTTACTTTCTGAACTACTAGCAAGCATATCTTTAAGAGAACGAAGAAAGTTAATGGCTGCTTTAGAACCAGCAACACCATTATTTAATACTTCATCTTCTAAATGTTCTAGGTGAACATTTTTACCTTCTTTTGATTCGTTTATAAATTCTATGAATTTCATTTTTATTCTACTTTTACAAAAGGACCAGATAAATCGGATGATGATGATGCATACGAAATACATTCTGTAACAAAATCATCTTGAACTTTTTTAGTTACAATTATATTAATTAATTGACAACCTAAAAATTTACTGAAACACCAAGAGACACCTTTTTCATTACATTGTTTTATAAAATCTTTAATTGAAAGATTATTATCTCTAGAATATTTTTTATAATTGTTGTAAAACTCTTCATATATTTTCATATCTATTTTTTCTAAACCAGAACGTAATACTTTAATATCCATTAATTGTGGTAATTTCATTTTTCTCAATATACCTTGAATTGGTCCATATGATAATTTACCTTGATTTGCATTTTTACCTTTTATCTCACCTTGAAATGTTTCTGGAAAAGTTCTAAATTGTATTTTTCCATCTACTGTAAAATATATGTATACATCTTTTCCACCAAAGAAACTTTGAGTGCCTGTGGTGTAACTTTCAAATTTTATAACTTTCTTTTTACTACCCACATTATAATATGAAAGATGAGCCGAACCTTTCATTAATTTTAAAGACACACCAATAATATCTTTTGATTTTATATTCTGTAACATTATATTATTTAATTCTACCATATTTGTTGCTTTAGTGATATCTATTCTCTCACCTTTTGGAGAAACCATATAGATATCAGCTGGACTCCATTTGTTTATATTTGAAAATATTTTTTCTTGTTGATTTAATTTTTTCCAATGATCTTGTAATTTATTTACCCAATTAGAACCTCGATGAAAAGTATATTGTTTTCCTTTAAATTCTTTATACAACTCTTCTGCACCTAATATGGAAGAACTTCTCCAATCTGCAGTTAATTTATTTTCAATGTTTGAAAGTGATTCATCAGTATCAGATTTAGAATAAGCTTTCTTAATGTCATCTCTGTTATAACTTTTTGACGCTGCCCATTTTGCTTGAGCATACACTGCTTGAGCAGATTCTCCTAATTTAGTAACATCAGCGCCAGCACCAGAACCACCTCCACCACCAAATTCTTTGTTTTTCTTTAAATCCGTTAATTTGTATGTTGCAACAAGTTTTTTACCTTTAGAAACAATAAGTATTGTTCCTTTTAAATCTTTCTTACCTTGAATTTTTTTAATTAACTGATTGTCAATATCAAACACAACTTTACTACCATCATTCAATTCAAAAAGTTCCTCATTTGTCATTTTGAAAACAAAAAGTTCTCTTCTAGAATCATATTTGTATAATTCGGATTGAGATAAAGATGACATTTAAATACTCCAGTGTTTTAGAGTATTTATAATAACATTATTACCTTATAATGTCAATATCTTTCTTGCTTGTCCACACTTCAATCTCAGTTCGTATTCTAGACTCTTGTTTTAGAGTGTTGAAACGATTAGTTGCTTTCTTTTTCCACCATTCTACTATGTTCTTCATGTGATGTTTCTCATAATTCTCATCATATTCATACTTATCAGTCTTACCTAAGACCATATCTTTGTAATTCTTAATACCATAATTACAGTAATAATATCGCTTCTTCTCAGTTAATAACTTTGCTTTATCAATGATTGTCATAAACATGTTATAAGAATCTTTATGACTCTTCAATGATGATTTAGTGATTGAAACTATGGCAGAACTAATTCTCAATTTTCTAT